GTTTCCCAGTCACGATCATGGTGCATTATAAAGGCTTTGTTCGACACTTGGGGAACACTTATTCGGGTCACACTGTCAAAGGGGTGTGGGTACACCGTCCCTTGCAGGTCCCTTGTATCGTCGGAAGACATCACTGCTCGCCAAAAGACGTTTCCGCTTGATAGATGGTATGAGCGCCACCTGTAACCCCCAGATCTGAACAGGAAGCACGCACGCATGGCCCCGAAGAACGTCCTTCGGTAGCCAATCTCAAATGCGTACCTCGTGCCAGCAGCTGGAGTCTGATGATTGTCCAACACCTCGTAATGTAACCTGCCAGGGTCATAATCCGGGATTGTCAGAGCATTCATCGGTGAATACCTTTTTGCTATGTCACTCATACTCCCAAGAAGCTCCGTAGAGCACTCTCCATTGTCCGTTTGGTAGACTATATTGTCCACCAACGGCGGAAACTCGGCTTGAAACATCTTGCCGATTGCCGCCTGAACCACCGCGCCTTCCTCCGGGGAAGGCCAGTCTACTTCGTTAGGTATCCTGGGAAATTGGAATTGAAAATCATCGGCAGCCGCTACCCATACGACTACAGTGATTGAAGGCGTCAACGTTGTCTCAGTGGACGCTATGTCGGAGTCCAGTGTCAGTCTGATATCCCGCAGATCTGAATCTCGCCAATTGGCGAAGTCCAGCCACGGAATCGTCACGAAATCCACAGTATCTCCTTTCACATTTATGACTTTGGACAACCCATAGTCATAATCAACGGGGAAATCGAAACCTGTCTCAGTCCTTTTGAGCTCAAGTACGAACCTCGCTGATATGAAAGAAGAAGTGAAGAATTGTAACATCAGCTTCACCGATCCTCGAAACACAGCCGAACACATACACGCATACTCCAATGGAGTGCGCAGGTCGTCCGCCGTCGTTGTATTCTTAATTGGTTTAAAAGTAAACGACGTGAACGGCCCGCCCGCTCCAGTAAACCTGTTGCGCGCCAATAATGCTGGAATCTTCGCATAATCCAGCAATGTCCAATCCATCTTGGTCATCGGCATCCTCGCCATCGAGGGGTCCGTGTACCTGCTTTTATACAAACTCAAAGCACAGTTCGTATCCGGTATATCCGCCGCAAACAGGTCCCTGGACGCCTCAATGATCATGGGCTTTTGTTCCTCGACATTGTTCGGTTTGTCAAACAGTCCTCCTAGTAGCGCTCCAATACCATCGCTCACCACATCGCCTAAGGCACCAACGGCACCATCAACGATTGTGGCTGGGATGCTTGTTACAGCATCAACCACTTCGGTCGCCGTGTTCTTAAGGCCCGCCCCCGGGTCATCCGCCGGATGAGTAACACCCTTAGAACGCGGCATGGCGATCTTGTAACCGCCTCTGCCTGACTGCACCTTTGCATCGTCTCTCATCTTGATCACCATGTCTCGAAACCCCCCAGCCTTCTGGTAAGGATACGCCAACTTGGTGTTCTTGAACCTCGCCCATATTTGCACGGTAACTGCCGTGCCCATTCCTTCCTTGGCCGCTCTCAGCGTGGCCAAATTCGTTATCACCAGGTAGACCGGATGTCTACCTTCATCACCGCCACTTAGCCCTCTCCACGGAGTTGGCCAAGACCATTCCCAGGTCTTGACCACCGACTCCGCAGATGAGGCCGAAATAACAGTTGGGTCCAACACGCCCAATTCCGCCAACGTGTTCCCGGTTGCATCACCTGGGAACATATTGATCATCAAAGCTCCATAATAGAACTGATTCGTGTTTAACTTCACCGTCACCTCAATGTCCGTCCTGTAGAATCTGAACAACTCCAAAATCTGCTGATTTCTTCCGTAATCTCTCAACACTTTGTCTATATCCTCACTATACAGCGTATTCGTAGAGTCGTCCACAGTCCACAAAAACTCATCAATCTTCACCATTCTCTCCAATAGTGGCGTATCAAACTCCCCCGGCGCATTCTTTGCCGCATTGTACTGACTCAATGTCCCCTGCTCTGCCACTTGGCCAACCTCGCCAAATGCCATCGTAGGCGTCATGAACAATGCCGTAGGTGTCGGCGCCGTCAATTGTTGCTGACTATCGGCCTGCTGCCCGTTAGTCGCCATCGTCTCTGTCTTTTCCATAATCGTCAAAAACCAAGCACATACGATCATATTGTGCCCGGCAGACCACTCAAAGTAGGTCACTCACTTCCCGCTATTCTGTTGCCATGCCGCGGGTGCCCGCTAAACCCCGAAGGGTAAGACGCTCCCTAGTCTGTGGGAGTCGCCGAGGGTTTAACCTAACCCCCCCTCAAAGGGACATCAAAGCATCACCAATAGGCGGCCGCCCTCAGAACTGGATCACTCCAGTCCGGAGGCACCAACCTTCCCTTCAGCTGATTCTGATAAACCAGCCAATTCCATTGTTGATGTGCTCTAACCCTGGACACCAAACTCAGCCATCCGGCCAATCTTGTAGTGGCGCCCATAATCCAATGAAAGTGATTCGCTGCCGCTCTCATCCCGCGCCCCGCGGGATGCAAGCATTCAGGAACACTCGCAAGGACTGTCTCTAACATCTCACTCTCCACGCACACAAGCTCCTGGGTGAACCCGGGAACAATAGTGCGGAGTATCTCTTCAACCCACGGAATCACCGTCCAAGTCGCCCTATAACCGAGCTGCCCTAAGGCAAATCGGTTAAAGGCGACAACAGCACGCATGATCCGTGTTTTCCCTTCTCCGCGCACTGTAGCCAAGCCAAACTGGTAGTCTCCTCTTCTAGTAAACTCCATCTCTTTCCAATCCGGCAAGTACACGCGCATTCCATGTTTCGCAATCTCAGTGCGGCACCATTTCTCTACTTCTCTATACTTATCTTCTCCGTAGTGCCACATCTCCAACAACAAACTCTGCATTGTACTCTGCGTAACCTCATCATCTGACGGCGCCTCTGACCACTTCACCATATTGGTCAACGAAGGCGCCGCCAGAGGGGCCATAACTCCGCGCTCAGTCGGGACAAACCTTCTCTTCAAAAAGATCAAGTTGTCCCAACCAACGAAAAGCGTCTGGTCCTTCCAAGGCGACGTGTACTCCATATTTATGTTCCTACAATAGACAGATATCAACTCCATCGTGTACAGCGGCAAGCCGCTATCCACGGAAAAGATTGAATCATCCCCTACAAATGTCAGGAACACTCTCGCAAACTCCTCCTCATCGTACACCGACAAGAATGCTTTCTTATGAATCCACCAATTAGCAAAACAATTAAACAAGGCAGTAATCAAACTGCCTGAACAAGTGCCCCACAACCGAAGGAACAACAACGTAAACAAAATATGCAACCCCACAAAGTTACACATGGTGACACGCCCCGCCATCAATGGCACGGGGTGGTTCATCATGAGCATCCGTATGAAATCGTCCCTGATCACGTTGTTGATTGTCATATCAAACATCTTGAAATCTCCTGCTCCAACTGCCCTGGTACCGTCACCGAAATGACGAGCCCAAAGCGCACCCCACTGTCCTGAGTGGGGATTTATCCCTAGCGCAACTGGAGAATACACCGGGTCCTTCATCGCTTCCTCAATAAAAGTCCCCAAGTACATCCTCTGCACTATCAACATCGCCAAATCGCACGGGTCTACCGGCCTGGTATTACCCGTCTCGTACTTCTCAACCGTCCCCAACTCATCCTTGAGGAACAACTCAAACACCGCCGGAACCAAAATCCCTTGTTCCAAACGCGCCACGATCCTCTCAACATCAGCCCTCAACACCTTGTGTATCTTGTACACTCCATCTTCGGGTACCGGCCCAAACAGGTCCTCCCTAGTAAGTCCCAACTTTTTATAGTAGTAACCCACTGAGGTATGTCTGTCCATAGGCTTCAACACCCCTGGTATTCCAAAAATAGCCTGCTCAATAGTGCACACAAACACATTCCTCCTATTGAAACTCTTTGGTAGGAATCCATCCAAGCACGCCAACGGTTCTACGTCGTACGTGCGTTCCAACTTCGCTATCTTATTCCTAAACAAATTCCCAATAGGGCTCACTAACTCTCCTTGAACCTTAGTCGGCTTCAACATCCTGGGCACATCTTCTGTGTCTCCAAGAGGAAAAGTCGACATATCGAAAGGCGTCCTTCTCAACTTCGTATCACCCGGCATGAACGTCCCAAACTTTGACTTAACATAGCCCAAAACTTTCACACCGGCAAGACGAGGAGCCTCCTCAAGCTCAAAATCCGTCCTCACATCGATGTCCTTCCAACAACACTGCACATCAGCCAAACATGGCTCAAGCATTTCACGGGTCACCAAAACGGCAAAACTAGTATCGCTACTAGTACTGCCGGCCTGGTGCACCGCAACAATCTTGCCACTCGGCAGGTGCACATACACTTGCCCACAATCTCCTGCTTGATTGGGCATCTTGTGTATCAACAAATCGGTCTCAACCTGTCCATACGCCGAATTGACATCGAAATGCCTCTTCGCGTTTTCCCAACCGAGTCCCTGTATCGCGTTCGAACCGGTGTGATTCATCTTCGGTTCTACTCTCCAAATCGTGCCATAGCCCGGAAGGCTATCGGCAAAATGTCCAATGATATTCCTTCTCTCAGAAATACCCGGGACCTCAATCACCATCAAATCTCCTGTCAAATGTTTGATGTAAGGCGACTTAGAGACGCAGAAAGCATGCTTAACGAATGGAAGCTCCATCCATATATCATACTTCTCCGCGTCAATGTAACCAAACACCGTGTGCCTTGGGCACAGCAGACGCCTTCCCCCCAGGAAAAGCGCCCAACTGTGCTGAGGCACTATCTTCGCTCTCTCTTCCGCAAACTGCCTGCCCTTCGGCACACCGTACACTTCAATAATCTCTGCATTCTGCTCGTACAGGGTAATGGCTGGGTGTTGCCCAGCCTGTACCATGCCCGAACTGAACAGCTCTGTAGCTGCTTTACTCCTAACTCCAACATTTCCACGACCCGCTCGCTTAGCGGCCCGTCTTTCCTTCTTACCGGGCTTCTTCGCTCCCGGCGCTTTCGTATCAAATCCCAACGACTGTAGATCCATGTCATCATATGCCGCCGATGGCATCATGATTTGCACCGCTTTCACCACAACTGCTGCAACCAAACCCAAGGCTGCAACGGCTCCAAGCACAAGCGGTGTAAAGGGGCCTGAATAGGCCTCACTCACCTCAACGTAGTCATCCATCGTTGGTGGCCCATGCCACTCTGCAAAATACGCCATATCCGGCAACTCTTTCCACTCTTCAAAAGTCAAGTCCTCCGCATCCCTGTATTTGTCGTTAGGTCTTAATGACGGCAACAAAGCTGCAGGGAAATACTTATACATCTTCCGGCGTATCCAGTCTGGCAACGCATTGAACGCCCGAATCTCTCTTTCCTTGAGAGACCCGGCCGCCCATGCAAACCACGACAACTGTTCTCTCCGTATCTTCTCCTTGCCTTTAGCTCTCCGCTTAGCCGCATTCTTGTATCTCTTCCTAGCCTCGTCTCCACAATCCTCTCGTTCTTCCCAACGAGAGACTGCCTCATACCAAGCTTGCTTGCCTGACTGAGGCACTCCTTCTCTCTCACGCATCTTCTCCATGCGCCATGCATTCCTCATCTCTTGCAACGTAGTCCACTGATTCCATCCCAATTCACACTGGATACCAATGTCAACTACGTCACGATAGTAGTCCTTCTTCTCTTCAATCTCTTGGATGTTCTCTTCTTCCTTGAGCCACATCTTCCAATCATACTCGTCAGCATCTTCCTGCTCGTAATGATGAAGTTTCATAAACTGCTTATCACTAGACTGGAGACCTCCTTCGTCTCCACCTTTCTCCTTGTCCTTGCCTTTTCCATCATCAACTTCGTCATCAACTTCATCTTCACCCATCTTAAAGCGCTCGCTCTTAAACGTACACTTATACTCTGGCACAACCCTCCTTTTCGGGGGTTGTCTTGCCTCCTTATCTCTCTCAAAAAGGGCATCGACTGTAATCGACACCAACTGCTCAAAGGTCAACACTGCTCTAGTGTCACCATGATTCTTCGTATTCACTCCTTTGTACCCATTTAACTCTGCTCCATCAATGGCATACATGGGGTCCTTTCCTTCTTCAACTTCCAACTGCTCCACTGGTATCGTGAATCTTCCTATCAACGCTCTCACATCTTCCAAGCCTGCTTTATCACCACGCAGATCATAACCAAGATTGCTCGTAATTATAATCAAACGCGTAGTGAAGAAACAAGCTGACTTCCGATTCATATCCGCAACCAGCAAAGCATACGGCGCTGACGAACACATTCCAATGATATCGCCAGCCGTATGCATCCTCAACTCAGGGTCGGTCTCCTGAAAGAAATCATCTATCAACATCGCCTTCTGCTGGCGGTATCCATCTCTGAACTGATCCTTCTGACTGTAGTTGTAACACTGTGTCATATCAAAATCCTGCAAATCAAACAACTTCTGTCCTCTCTTGTCCTTCCTATCCCATGCGGTCGCCCACACGGCATTAAGGAACTCCTCAACCCAGCGCGTCTTCCCAACGCCTGGTTCTCCTGAAATATACACAACAACGGGCGTCGCCCGTTTTCCTCCTGCCATCAACTTCGATTTGTAGTCAATGGCCGTCTTCTCCAACTCTTCCTGTGCCCTAATGTAGGCCCCATGAATGGGCCCTCGCAGCTTGTCCTTTCTCATAACTGACAACATCAGCTCACGATTTCTAAACTCCAACGCACTTAAGCGCTGGGCATAGACAACCGTGGCCAATTCCTCAGCCGTCGCCTTCTCTATGTCGTACTTAAACGACAACACATCACTCTTGAAATCCAACACTGCACACTCCAGTGCAGTGGTACCTTGCAACTCTCCAGTGTAAGACTCTATCATCCACGAAACAATCTTACCAAACTTCTCCAAAATCCACTCAATAGCCTTAGCAATACTAGTTATCTTGGGCAATGTGCCCAAAAGAACCAGCAAGCTTCCAGCCTTGCCAGCAACACTTCCAAACACATACTCATACAATGTCTCCAACATCTCAGGGAGGAATGACCCTCCCGATTGAACCTTCACATCAGCCCACCATTCGTTCATACGCACCGGCAACCGAAATATTCCTCGCAAGTACTCCATTACCTGCACAAAGAACACCTTAGCCACCGTACGCACCAACGTAAGTGCCATCACAACAACAACAAACTTCAAAATCCACGAAACAAAAGTCATGACCCCCATCATGACTTTGCCTGTGAAAAATGACTTAAGCTTTTGGTATGACGCCTTAATCCACTCAACAACCACACTGCAAACTCCCGTCACATTGTCCATCACCCCTGACAACCGTGACGCGAGTCCAGCAATCTCATCACTCGCACTACCAGCCTTGCCTAAAAACTTGGCCGCACACTCACCTGCTCTATCTATCCTAGACCTAGCAAAATAAGCGGCGGCCATGCCCACAAACAAGCCAGCAACGGCAACTCCTTCAGTGGCACCAAAACCTTGAACTTCCCCAAGTTCATATGCCTTATACTGCTCTTCATCCAAAATTCCCCTCTTCACTGCAAGAAACAACTTAGCCATTGCGTTTCCATTCTGCGCTAACACGATCAAGCCAATTGATCTGTGCGGTCCCTTCTCAACAAACGTATTAACCTTGGCTCTACACGAGCCCAAACTCTTAGGTTTACGCTGCTCTCTAAACCATTCATCCAACTTATGCAAGTAATTCCCAACCTGCACCTCATTCTCCAAATCAACTTGATTACCAAACTCCCAAACCACCCCTTCGGGTAGCTTAGAATACCTACGACCTAACTCTCTACGATTGGTCCTCGTAGACAACCTAGATCTCCCTTGAACAACACCAGAAACTTCGTCAATCATCTTTGAATTCATTTCTACTTTTGTAAGGTTTCTCTGGTTCGTAGGTCGTGGGGGTGGACATTTTATCAGTAAAATGGCCAAAAACTTTGGTGTGTTACCCACCGGGCGTCCAGAACGCCCCGCAACACTTAGTCACTCACACAAACAAGGATAAATAAAACTTCTCTTTCTTCAATCAACAACAACAATCATTCCGTATCTCCCAGCCAACGTTTCCTCTAAAGGGCCTTCCCAGTAGTCTGGTCTTCTAACTTGCGATACGTAAAGGCATCGTGCCATGCCAAAACAATCATTGCCACCAATCAAAAATGAGCCTAGGCTTCATCGTAACCTCATGCGTGAACAACCACGGTTATCGCGGTTAAATTCTGCGCTATATACAACAACAAACAAACATAATTTTTCTATTTTAATTTTCGTCCCCAATACACACACTCTCTATTTATGGTTATATGAATTTTTCATTCAGTTATGCCACACGGATTAAAAGTGTCGCCACCAATGATCGTGACTGGGAAAC